TACTATAAGTATGAAAATATTACTCAGCGAAATTATGAATCAAAAAAACCTAACAATCCGCCAAGTATCTATTCTTACAGGCGTCCCAAAGTCAACCGTGTCGGACATAGTGTCCAGAGGGCGAATACCGCGGTTAGATACCATGGAGCAGCTGGCAAAGGGGCTAAAAGTCCGCATCACCGACCTGTTTGAATCAGATTATAAATAAGTGTCCGAGTTTTCGGACAAATTTCAAAAATGTATCAGCATCCATAAAATAAGTGCTTTAATAGAGGAAAGGATAATAAAGATTCTTAAAGCACAAACAAATGTTCACAGAGCGGAGGTGCGATACATATGGAAGAATTAAAAATCTTATTATCAAAGCTGGATGACTCTGATCATAAAATAATCCAGCACCTCTATGCTATCCTATATAGGTACCTAGAAAAGAGGGGAAGGCTCTAAGCCTTTTCCTCTTTATTCTTTATACCATCTGCTACGTTCTTGAAATACTCACGTATCACAGTCTTAGATTTATCGTCAAGAGAATGATAGGTCTTCATCATTTCAATTATCGCATCGTAAAATGCATTCCCGTTTCCATCATATTCCAACAGATCTTCAACGTAATAACCGACTTCTTCTTCAGGAGAACGCTCAATAAACATTTCACCGCTTCCATCACGAAGCCATTCCTCACTTACATTGAAAGTTTTACATATAAGAGAAACGACAGCGTCGATAGGCTCATTACGGCCAATTTCATAATTGGCAACAGCACCGCGTTTGATGTTGAGTCTGTCGGCAAATTCCTGCTGTGTAAGATTCAACTCTTTTCTTAGAGCTTTGATACGCTCATTCATTGGAACACCTCCCTTCGTTCTGGGTTCATCATAGCACAGCGAAAAGATTAATTCAATAGAAAAATGTAACATTGTTGCAAAAATAATATTGACAAAAGCAACAAAACGACATATAATTGCAACATAAGCACAATGCAATGTGAGGTGAGAAAAGATGAAATGGATAGCGATAGCAAACGTAACCTTGACGATTTTGTTTGCAATAAAGTGGGGGATAGAAAGAGCACGCTTTAAAGGACTCATGTTTTTTATTGTAGCAAAAGAATACACCCCACCAAATGAACATGAAATGATGGAGTGCATCAAAATAGTAGCCCAAAAGACTGTGGAAGAATGGATCAAGTAATAAGCTTGGAAATTTCCGGAGGAAGATACTTGGATACAAGAGCTGTTGTGACACCTTCGGCGATCGAAGAAATAACTTTCAAACTTGCATCGCCGACTTTTGATACAAGTGCTTGCGTACGACTCCACTTTTCTTCGGTCCTGGTATTTGCGAGAAAATCATGCCCAAAAGGTTCGAGGCAACAATCAAATTGAGTTCGGCCCCAAGCTTTATTACTACATACATCGGATAAAAGCCCTGCTTTTATACAATACTGGACGTGATATAAAATCTTGGGAATATCGTAAGAAGACAGGTAATCATCGTAGTAAGTGTATATGTTTTCATCAAATGATACTGGCTCATAGATAGTTTCGTATTTTTCTACAGTAAGAAGAATGGAACGAACGCATGAAATATCTAATTGCATAACTAGACTCCTTTCTTGAATACTCGGCTTTGGCAGAAGCCTGTAATTAAAGGATAGGAGCGAAACAAACAAAAGTCAACACGAAGTGAGGTGAGAAAAGCAATGAGTGAAAAAGAAAAGAAAGAAATCGCTGAAATGGTAGAAACAGCCAAACATCTGGCGGTACATGATCCGCAGGCATTCATGATTGCAAAAAGCAACATGGAGATCCTGAAGATTAGAGCGGACATGGATAAGCAGGAAAAAGAACCAGCATAAAGGAGGAATAAACATGTATGCAAACAGAAAGAACCTTGCAGCACTTTTCGGGGTAACGACTCAGACGGTTTACCGGAGAGTAAAAGGTATTGAAGCCTTGATCGGCGAAAGATACAACCAGTACGCCGTATTGGACAACCTGGTAAGCGTGGCTGTATATGCAGACTATGAAAAGTACCACACACGTCTGGAAGATAAGAACCTGAAAAAATATGTACCACCGTTTGACATGAAAGCGGCCGGAGCTTATATATTTGTAGATCTTAATAAGGGAGTGAGTGTGCTGTGATGAAATTAAAACCGGAAACACCGATATATGCAAAACTACAGATCAAGCGTCTGGAAGATGAATGTAAATCCCTGAAAACATGGATATGGAGAATGACGATCATTGTGGAGCTGCTGTTAATTGTAGCGCTGGCCGCCTGCGTGACTAATTTCTACGCTATAACTTAAGGGAGCGAGCAAACATGATACAAGTGAGTAAAAAAATAAGGCACATCATTATGCGGATGATGTACCTCAAGACTTCTTCGCCTACCGAAAATATAAGTCAAAATTATAATACCATCGGCGGGCGGAAAAGTCAAGAAATACGGGCATTTTCGTCCGTTTTCATCACTTGTTAAGAATATTAAAGATAGGACATACAGGTGGATGAAAAAGAGATATAAAAGACTGATATATACGTTTGAACATTCGGTAGAGGTATATGAATACCTGGATGGGAAGTATGGAGCACCGGGAACGAAAAGAGGGAAGAAGAGAAAAGCCACATTGGAAGAGATCCGATTCCGGAATCAGTGGAATAGAGAAAGAAAAGCAAGGCATAAGCTGAAGACGTGGTTCCATGAGAATGATTACCTGGTATTGTTCACATACAAAAAGGATAAGCGTCCACCTGATATGGAGACTGCAAAAAAGCATCTGGCGCAAGCCATGAGGAAGGTGAGAGAAAAATATAAAAAAGCCGGGAAGAAAATGCGGTGGATGGCAAATATCGAAGTAGGTACAAAAGGAGCCTGGCATGTACATATAGTTATAAATCGGATACCGGATGCGGACATCATCATTAAGGATGCCTGGAAGCATGGAGCAGTAACCTTCAAGCACCTGTATGAGGCAGGAGATTTCAGAGATCTGGCCGGATACATCACGAAAACACCAGAAACATGTGAACGCTATGGAGAGCGCTTAAGAGAGACAAGCTATCATGCGTCCCGCAATATGCCTCTAAAGGAACCGGAAGAAGAACGCTTTGTGCAATGGAGAGAGATCAAGGACAGGAAAGGCTACTACTTAGATAAAGATACATACTACGAAGGAACAAATAAATTCACCGGGTACAAATACCGGTATTACACAATGATCAAGTTGGATAGGAGGATTTAAAATGCTGATTTTAGACAGAGCAAGCGAAAACAAACTGGAAGAGCTGGTATTAGTATCTCGAAAACTCAACGAAGTTTTAAGAGAAAACTACCCGGGAGTACATAAGATTGAACCGGATCGCGCCGCTCTGCTGTGGTGTGCAATCGATGATGAAATTGAAAAAAGACAGAAGCAGATCGACAAGATTCTTGCGACGGAGAGCGGAGCAGAGCAGATTGTACTAAGCAGAGCTTGTAGCGAGCTGAAGAAAGAATATGATCAGTACAACCAGCTCATGGAAGAGGTCTATGACGAAGAACTACTTCCGGCCACTATTCCGGAACTGCTGATCAGCTCTGTACAGAGGGCAACACTGGAGATGCAGGAAATCAATAAGAATCTGCAGCATACGAAAGAGGCAATGAAACCATATGTTTAGAGTAGATATTTACACAGCTGTAAAATCCAGTTCCAACAGTAAAACACTGGGAAAATACGGATTCGTCTGCACGTGCGCAAAGAAGTCCGGAGAGGTTGGAAAAATCCAAGATACCGGTCGGATAAAAGGCACACGGCATGAGACAGAAGTAAAAGCAATCACAGAAGCATTGAGCCGTCTGAACCAGTCCTGTGAGGTACATATCCACTGTGAGGATACATTTGTGGTGAACATGATCGACTATCACATCAATGGATGGGCCGGGAATGACTTCAGGAAAGCCAACGGAACACCGATCGCCAACGCAGAAGGCTGGCAGAAGCTCTGGAAGAAGATGCAGGGGCATCTGATCCGGATGGAAAAGGGGCGGCATGTATATAGTGATGAGATTAGGAAAATGATGGAGGATAGATAGATGTTTGATAAATTTGGAGAATTTGACTCTGCTGAGGAAATCAACAGAGCGGCAGCAGCACAGTTAAAAGAAGGAGATCTGGACGCTATCAAGACGATAGCAGAAGAAAACGGCTTAGATCCGGAGGACGCAGAGGACTTTTGCACCGGTGCAATCGATTCTCTGACCACTCCATTGCTGGCAGCGATCGGGAAATTGGAAATGGAATCGAAAGATTTAGGATTAAAAAACATGATGGAAGACTGGAAAAACTTCCTGATTCAGATGTGTGAAGAAGATGACCAAATGGCACAAGCTGTACGTAAAAAAGGAAAAAGCCTTGAAAAATGCATGGCACAGATCTTAAAAGTATCGTTTGAAACGAAAGCACAACTGGATGATAGAATCGTACGGGCAGCAGGCTTAAAACCACCTATCTATCTTGGAATTCCTGGAAAAGCACAGATTAGAAAAATTGCAGAAAAATATTATAAGGGTGAAGAAAAATGAGAACATACAAAGGATTCACGGAAGATCTGAAAGCAACCTACGGGAACGGAATCTTCCAATACGAGCCTGGAAAAACATACAGGGAAGAGAAAAGTAAAACCAGAAGTACAGGCTTCCATGCTGCAGAATATCTCCCAGACTGCATGATGTGGTACGGGCTGAACGATAAAAGCCGGTTCTTCTTGTGCGAATCAGGAGGAAGTATCGATGAAGAGGACGGCTGCTCCATGGTAGTATCCACGGAATTGACGCTGATCAAAGAACTGGATCTGCTGGATATCGCCGGCCACACCATGATGTACATGGTCGAGCACCCGCAAAGAAAATGGATCAGTATGGTGGGTGGAGTAATGATCACAAGCGATGCTGCACATACAGGAGCAGGCAGACTGCTTGCAATAGCAAGAGGAGAAAGACCGATCGTATACGGGATTGAGGGAACGGCGGTCGGATGGATCCTTGAGAGCGAAGGAAACATTATAGCGGCCAAGGTTGGCGTAGTAGGGCAGAGCGGAATCAAACCGGGAGTAAAATATACGATCACAGCCAACCGGGAACTCGTGGAGGTGCAAGATGAAACGGAAAGCAATTGAGAAGATAGAACCAGCAAAGACCAGGAAAAAAGGACATATCGCGACAGTCCAGACATTAGATGATATTGCAATCATTAATGTATTCAACGACAAGGTTCTGGCCGTAAGATACTGCATCAACTGCAAAACAGGAGAACACGAATATTGGACCGAAAAGAACGGCTGGAAGAAAGGGAAACTCATAACAGCGATAGAAGGCAACTGGTATGAATGGGTATGGATGAAACATGCTTATAAGTACCCAAAGATTGATTCTGACGAAGATAGAAAGAGATTGCTGGATATAACACAAGATAAATATTGCGTAAACGATGTATGGAGCCGCATAGATCACATGGAATACAGTTACGATTATGACGTCAGACAGACTGCAGAACATAACAGAAAAGCGAAGATAAATAATTTCATGAGCAAAGCACCGGCGCTTCCAAAAGATGCAGATGAATGGTTTTTCAAACTGGCAGCAGGCAAAGACTATATGATCAAGAAAAAGAAAACGGAAAGCTTTGGCTGTACGGCATGTGGAGGAAGATTTAGTAGATCACGGTTAACACCGATAGATCCGCTTAGAAAGAGAGTAAGCCATGACTATAGTGTGAAATGCCCGTTATGCGGGAAAATTGTCCAAGTAAAAACAAGAACAGATCATATTACAGCCCCCCCTGAGAGCTTATATAAACTTGATAAGATCGAC